AGAAGATTTACAATAAAAAGTAACCTTACCATCAGGATAATACTTGCGAAGACTATTTAAGGACGAACGAGGGTTATTACCGCTAAAATCATAAACAGGGATCAAATCATCACCTAACAGCAACGTAAAAACATTACAGTTCTTAAACACCGAATAAATAGTCTCGACCTTTGCAAAATCAACTCGAAATAATTTGTTTGTTTTCATATTCTTTGTCTTTTTGATTACATTACAAAGATAGCATTTTATTATGCAATTCCAAAGAATATAATGTTAAATAACATATAAAAATGTTAATCGAGTAGATTCCTCCGGTTGTAAACCGGAGGAGTAATTAATGACCAAAACCTTTAACCGTCTTATGTGAAGCACGGGGGAAATTAGTCATAGCACCAACACCAGTACCGGCAGCTGCACCAGACATAATACCTCCGATAAAATCACGCCAGATCTGCTGAGCACGATAATAAGCCTTGCGATTCATCAAGGAATGGCCTTCACGCTTTGCAAACAATTCCTGCATATCTCTCTGAAGGCGGGAAAGCTGAGATTCATAAATATCCATATTACCACGACCAGTAGCAACAGCACCAGCAATGGATTTATACGAACGATAATAAGCAGCATTAGCCTGATATTCCTCTTTCATCGCACGAATAAAGTATTCAGAAAGCTTCTCGGACTGCTCATTAGAAATGTTCAAACCTCGGGTACGGGCGAGAGATTCATTATATTCTGCCAATCGATTTTTAATTGTGGCCAAGGATAATAAACCTTGCGCATACTGAGAAAACAAATTAGCGGAGTACGAATAAAGCTGCATCTGCTGTTGAGCAGGTAAATACTTATTCATAATTTCCTGTGCCTTACCTTGCAAACCAGTAAGAAAAGCCTGAGCGGCTGTAAGCTGAGTCTGTGTACGAAGACCTGCAAGTTCCTGACGAGACTTACCTAAATCTATAAGGGCCTGCTGAGGCGCATAAAGATTACGAAGATCTCTGTAAGAAGGGTTCAAAAACTCATAACGACCATCAATCAAACTTGCTATCTGAGCTTTACGAAAATCACTACCGAACTGAAGATCAAAAATATTTTGAATATCCTGTCCTTTAGCCTGATTAGCTAAAAGCTGATTCTGATAGTAAGAATTAATAGCATCGCCAATAGAACTGAAATCCATATTGAAAGCAGCAGGAACCTGATTAGGCATTTCGGCGGTAGGATTACCTACACCGGAAACACCGGCGGAAGTAACGCCAGTACCTGCTGTATTGCCATCAAGTCCGTTCATATAAGGATTGTATCCGGCCTCTTCAAGGCGGGCACGCTGCGCGGCCGGAGAATTATATTCATTTTCACGATTCCACTGATCCAAATTCCACTGATTCTGGGCATCACGCTCAGAGGTCTGCCACTGACGATTAATGGCTGCCTGTTCAGCATTCCATTGATTGTTCATCTGGGCAATTTCCTTCTGACCTTTGTTATAAATTCTGGCAGCACGCTTATTCATGCTGCCATTAAAAACAGAACCAAGAAGTCCAGAACCACCTTTAATAAGTGCGGCGCCAACAAGCGGACCCATTATTCAACAGACTGAACAGATTCAAGTTGAGGATCAGCAGGAACCTGAGCAGCAGCAGCGGCTGCTTTAACCTCAGCAACCATATCCTCATATTTCTGATCGAGAGAAGCCATCCAAGCATCAACTTCGGCAGGAGACTGAAGATAACGGGACTTCAAAGTAGAAATCAACGCATCATCATCCAATTTCTGCTTATAAGGAGACCGAGAAGGCTGAATAGAACGAATAATATTCAAGTAATTCTCCTCACCAATCTGACTACGAATACGCTCAGCATTCATAAGCAAATTAACGTCAGAATTCATGTGAATACAACCATCTTCATCGGTATAAAACCGAAGAGATTCTATAGGCTGAACAACAACAGCAATAGCTGAAGCCATTCCAGAAATAACAAAAGTATTACTTTTACTCATAACGAACACATTTAATAAGGCATACCATCATAATCAAAATTCCGAACAGCCTTAATATCCAAATACAACGAAGACAAGAACTGATCGGTATCCATCGAACTATCAGCTTTAACTTTAAAAATACTATCCAAAACAGACGGATTTACTTTAAAGAAACCATAATTCAAAGAATAAGTCCTTTTATCACTAGTCCAATCAACAGAAGACTGAAGCCAAGAAGAAAGATAATCAGGGTTAAGAGGCGCAACCCAAGATTTCAAAGTAGAACGAAAAGCACCGTAAACCTCGTCATAATCAGTTTTCAAATCAATAAAGCGAGGGGTATAACCCATAACGCTAGTAGTAGGATCAGCCGGAATTTTGGTTGTAAAAAAATTAAAGAAACGACCAAAATGAAGAGACTGCATACCAATAGAATCAAACTCAGGAAAAGGAAGATCAGCAGTATTAGTGTACAAAAGGTCCTGAGGCTGACCAGTAATCACATAATCCAAAAGTGGAACGACATGATAAATAGCCATCAAAACACCATATTCGTCAGAAGAGAAAGAAGTTCCACCTTGACCAGTACCAACACCTTTACCTTTAATATAAGCTTCAGTTTCTGTGTCAGGACCCAAATAAGTATTAACTACTTCCGAAATATCAACATTGGATGCACTACCTCCAATACGGAAACAGGTATCAGACAAAGCGGGAGACAAACTTACACCAAAGTGAGCATAAATCTGATCACGAGCAGTCTGATCAGCAACCTGAGAAACTTCACGATACCTCTGAACAGCCTCAGCCATACGAAGCTGGAGAACAGTAAAAGAAGCCTGAAGAGCTTCAGAAGCAACATAACCATTAAAAGTACCAGATGGTGCCAAAATTCCATCATTACCAATACGAACTTTAACATCCTGAACCGGAACTTGACCAGAAAAGTCGGAAGAAACAATAAAATCCAATCCAGTAAGGCCAGGTTTGGAATCTCCAGCCTTAACAATCAAACGGCCAGTCTCAGTAGAAGGAGAAGAAACGACATCTACAACAGAAACGTCACCTAACTGGGAATTAGGCATAATACCCATAAAAAGGTCTTTCGGCCAATTAGCATAGCGAAGAGTAAAAAGATTATTGCCGGACACATATTCCTTAAGAGAATCACTGTAGCCGGAAATAAAAGAGGCAAAAATATTACCACCTGAATACCAATCAAAATTGTACGTATAAGGCTCATTCTTCTCCCATTGAGAAAACCTAAAATGATCTGCATAAATCTTCTGATAAACAGCAAAAGGAATAACATTTACAGAATACCCACTATTATGCGCAAGAAGGGAAAAGTCGGGCGAAGTACTAAGACCAAAAGATTTTGAACTTCCAGTATAAGAAGGAGAAATAAAATTACCATAACGAAGCATCATAGCAAGTTTAACTCCACAAGTACCAGCATTAAAACCAAAAAAGTTTGAAACAGGCGAAATCTTTTTATCATAAGCACCCTCATACATATACTGCAAAAAACTAGCCAGTCCGCGGCCGCGAGAACCATCATTACCAAGCGCTGTCCAAGGAATATCATTGGTAACAATCTTATTAGCACCAATACCTGACGCCTGAACAGGATTATTCTGCATATTCATAAGAGCCTGTGGGAGGTTCTTATTAATCAAACGCAACGGAACAAAATACCAATCCAAATATTCACGAATACGGGTATACGCAGCTGTATTAACGGGTTGAGTACGAGTAAACAACTGATGACGAATTTGAAATTTGTCACCTGGATAAACCAGTTTATAATAAACTGGCAAAAGTTCGCCAGCCTTGCTGGTGAAACAGATACGACGAGAAAGATCGAAACCAGACCTATGAGGATGATTCCGAACATCTCCAAAAGAAAATAAATTTGAAGCCATAAAATTAAATTTCGCGATAATAAATATCGCCAAGGTTAACAACAGAATAAAAAGATTCTGCATAATGAAAATCCGAAAGGATCTGATTCAGTTTTGAAACCTTATGAGAAAATTCCACAAAAGACCGAGCATTCAAATAAATCTCAGTCACGAGATAAAACTGATTATCTTCCAGCATATTGGAAGACTGATACAAATACGCCTTGTAAGGACGACGACTAGACATTATAATTAGCTCTCTCCGTGAAAAAATTATTCATATCATTCAAATGCCGATGCTTCACCTTCGAATGTACAAGAGCAGAAAGTTTGGAACGACACATAGAGCCTAATCCGGACTCGACAAATGCTCTTTGTCTTTCTTCGGTTTGATTCCAAAAAATATCCGACCAATCGCTCTCAAAAGACTGAGAATCTGAAAAAAGATTTTGGAGGCTTTGTTTTTCTCTGACATCAAAAAACTCTTTAGATAACTTAATCGCGGAATGAATCCTATCATAATCTACTCGCGGAGAGAAAAGAGAGAATCCCATCGAAGACAGGAAACTCTCGCAATGCCGAAAAAATATATAAAAACGACTACAAAAAGAACGCTCAAAAAACTCATCACCAAGAGCACCTCGGGTAGGATCGATATGAAGAAACTGCATAATATCGGTCATAACAGAATCTTCAGACAACTCTTTCATCGTCTGGCTTGGTTTGTTGAACAAGTAGTAATGCCAATAAATTAACCTAGGTATCTGGAAGATGGATGATTTCCAGTAGGCTGGCCGCTGGCAGATATTCCGAGTAAGTCGTAATATCTCAACATATTCAGATACAGTGCGACGGCTGTGTGCGACGGGTCGAAAAAAGCAGGTATCGATAATCGAGCTCCATGGCCGAATAACTCTATACTTGCCATTGACCGGCACGCTGACGCCATCAAGGAGCTTAGAAAAGTCTCCTTTCCTACTTTCTTCAATGGAAGATGAAAAGAACTGAAATCCAAAGCGGTTAGAGAATCGTGCAAAAGGACGAATGCAGCGATTTTCTTTGAAATGTAAGGGAAGAGATGTAAAGCTATTAAGATATCCCGCAACGTACGACTCAGCCTTTCCTCTGGACGAAGAGCAATCGACACGTCCAAATTTCCAGCATGAATTAACAACTCGGATAAAATTCTTGGCGAGTTTGTCGGAGTCAAAGAAAAATAAGATATGGAAATGTGGGCGGAAAGAGACGGGTCCGTACTCTCCCACAATGTATGTATGTAATTTTTCATGATCAGGATTTAAATCACGAAGCAAAACCTGTTTGCGTAAACGTTTCATAAATAAAGACAGGTCCTTATGACAAAGAAAACCATAACGACCGGAATACTGAGGATACTTTCCTTTCATAGAAAGATCCGCCTGAAGAGCGTAACGATTCCAATATTCTTTCTTACAGGAAAAATCAAACTCAAACTGCTGATCCATCGCTAAACCGAGAACAGGCCGAGTGTGCTTAACACCGTGAAAAGTAAAAGTACGAGTAAGCCTACGACGAGGACGAACAAAAGCATGAACAGCAATATTATCTTCGTCGACATCCTGAGTCTCAACTTCATAATAAGGGATAAAATCATTCTTATAAGTGAGACTAACAAAATAGCAATGCTTCGAAACAGATTTTTGAGCATAAATACGATTTTCAGCAAGAATAGACTTAGAAACCTTACAAGCATCACAGACACCACAGGGAACGAGAATAATATCACCAGTATAGGGGTTAATAACTTCACGTTTGTGTTGACATTCGGTGTAAAACTTATTGACGAACTCTGCAGTATCCATGATGTAAAACCTAATCCTTATCGTTAGACAAAAGGTAAAGATTCTCTTCAGGGAAGGAATCGAACACAAGCACGTTTCCAGAACTAGGTTTTAAATTTTCATGAAGAAAATGAAGAAGTTCAGCTTCCTCAACAATGTAAACAACAGGCTCAACAGGACGCTGAGGATCGTTGTTTTTAGCATGTTTCAGTACTTTGAATAACATAGTATAATTATTTGTGGTGAATAACAATGCAATAATAAAAACTAAAAGGTAACATACAAAATAAATGAACAGAAAAATGTATAGATAATTTCTATAGGAAATAAAATTTAATAAATTTCTCAAATTCAGTGGGATAGGTGTCACTTTTGCATAGTAAGGACGAGAGGGTTGAATCGATGAAAGTGACATCGATTCCCTTCGGGCAAAAGTGTAGGCTACGCTAAATTCTCCATATACGCGGCTTCGCCAAACGACGTTTAAAGGACAACAAATCCTTCGGACCGGAACAGTAAAGAAATTCTTAACGGCTTCTAAGGAAGCCTAAATTCCTTTCCTATTCCTTTTGTTTTTTGTTATCCGACCTGTGGTCGGCGCTCCGCTTGTAGACCTTCGGTCTGTTCCGGGCGCAGCATCGCGCCCTACACGGAACCTAACGTGAATGAACATGACGTAATGGATGTTTACGGGTCAACTTCGTTGACGGCGTGGACCGTGGTCAATACAATGCAAAGGAAGTGTGCCGCAAGAGTAAGGAGATATACTCGAGGGCGCTAGGATGTTTACGCGATTCCGCGACACGGACTTCGTCCGGCGCTCTCACTGCGTTAATGGTGTCCTTCGGACAGTGTCAAAGGGCTGTAAAAACAGCCCTAAAAGAACAAGATACAATTATCAAAAACCAGATGGTAAGGAAGAGGTATAGATTGAGATGGAAAAGAAGATTTACAATAAAAAGTAACCTTACCATCAGGATAATACTTGCGAAGACTATTTAAGGACGAACGAGGGTTATTACCGCTAAAATCATAAACAGG